CGTGGGACAGCTTGGAGGAGTACCTCCGGGAGCAAATCCAGATGACGCTTCGGGCGTTGGTGGCGGCACAATCGGAACTGGAAGTGTTCCGGCTGCAGGGGAGGATAACTTCACTGGAACAGATCAAGGGCCTCAAGGCTGATTATGATGCAGCAGTAAGAGCAAAAGAGTAATGGCTTCACAGTTTTTAAAAAATATTGCATCAGGCGCATTACTGGGCACGACTCCCGGTGTGACGCGGCCAACAGTGAAGGCTCCCAGTCCGTTTGACGACGAAGAACGGATGGACATCAGTGATCGTTTTCGTCCCACACCAGACTATACAAGTCCTGACTCATTTTACTCTGGCACGAGCGTGGGAGGAGAAGACGGCGAAACTTACTACACCGGAGCCTTAGACGTAACGGGTATCGGAGCCGACGTAGGCGACAGATTTGTAGGTATGGATAAGTATCTGGGAGCAGGACTATCCCCTCTGGGATTTAATCCATTTATCGCTGCGGGATCAGCGATATCTAAAAAAAATCTTACCAACATTCAAAATAAAATGAGAGCAGGAGAAGCTGGATACGGTGTAGGAATGTTGGGTAATCGCATTATTGGCGTATCACCCGGACCTTTTGGTGGATACGTACTTTCAGGCGTACTCCCAGAGGGCTTGACTGCCGGACAGAGAAAACAAATTATAGATCAGCTTCTTGCCATGAACTATCAGCCTCCTGTTGATCCTGCTGTTCCTCCGGGATCAGACTATGAAGACCCCGACACAGGTCTTACAGGGCCAGAGAGTGATGCGGGTGCGGGAGACTTTGACCCTGATACAGATACTCCTGCTACTCCTGTTCCGCAGCCCCCACTGCCTGATTTTGATGATGATCCAGACCCTGATACAGGCATTACTCCGCCAGAGGATGATGCGGGGGCAGGAGACTTCCGCCCCGGTGTAGATGATCCCTTTGTTCCTCCTCCGACTTCTCCTCCCGCCTCTCAACCAGATGATTTTTATCCGGGTGATCCGGGAATGGACCCAAGCCCTCCGTCTCAACCGGACGATGACTCCTTTGTTCCTCCCCCGCCTTCGCCCCCACCCTACGCAGGCGGCCCAGACGATCCCTACGGTGGTCCCGGAGGTGCGCCGGGAGGTGGCACTTCACCGGACGACGATGACGATACATCATCAAGCGCACCTCCCCCGTCCTCGCCTCCACCCTATGCAGGCGGCCCAGACGATCCATATGGTGGTCCCGGAGGTGCGCCGGGAGGTGGCACTTCACCGGACGACGATGACGACGATGGCGGTGGCGGCAAAATTGTTTGCACAGCCATGAACCAAGCCTACGGTTTTGGCTCGTTCCGTCAAGCTATTTGGCTGGCACACAGTCGTGACATGGCTCCTGAGTATCAAGCAGGATATCACGCTATCTTTCAGCCCCTCGTAACATACGGATACGGCGGCGTTACTAGGCCTCGCAAGTTTGTTCGTAATATATTGGAAGGGATTGCTCGTCGTCGCACTGCAGACATTTGGATGCAGAAGAAGGGTAAACGTCATCCGATAGGACGTATCGAAAGAGCGTTTTGGGAGCCTGTTTGCTACGCTGTGGGAAGGATTGTTCTGTGTCTAAAGAAATGAATAAGTATCAGCAGCGAGTTTTGAGTCGCGTAAAGAAACTAAACAAAAAAGACTACGCTGTACTGCAAGACTTTATGGAAACACCTGCTGCACGAGTTGTGCGGGGTGTTCTTGGGGAAGAATTATTCGATGGCATGGATGTGGATCAATACCGCAAGGGCGGCATCGTAAAAAAAAACAAAGGTGGCAAAGTTGACCCTATACAGTCTACCGGCTTCGTAGACGGCCCACCCCAGAACTATGCAAAGGGCACTACAGTTGCCGACACAGAGAACCACCGTGTCCGTGTAGGATCGTTTGTTCTCAACGCACCAACCACAGAACGCCTACAAAAAGAAGGCAAGCTACCCAAAGGCCCACAAAAACGCAAGGCTGCAAAGGGTGGCAAGATGATGGACGTAGCCCTCTCTAAGGGCGAATACGTTATCGACGTAGACGATATCGGCAAATTTGGCGGATACGCTGCCCTAGAAAAAGAAAACAACAGGGGCAAGCCCGAAGTGGAACGCCGTCAGGCTGCAGCGCAGGGAGGATTTATAGGGGGATACAATAGCGGAGGTATGCTTCGTTATGCTGGGCCGCTTTCTGCAGTCGAACTAATGAAGTCAGGCTTGAATGTAACAACGCCCACTCCCTCAGGCTTTATACAGCAGAAAGAGTACGATTCAGGAGGATTACCCCCGTATACTGTTAATGATATTGATATAGGAGCAGTGCAAAAAGCCCTGACTCTTGTAGAAACTAGGGGGTATGAGGATCGAAACGAAGGGTATTTCTTTACACGGTCCGATAAAACAGGCAAAGAATCTTCTGCATTTGGCCCCCTTCAAATTACAAAGAAAACACTAGAGGCTATGAAAACTGACAGGTTTGGAGAACTAGACCTAGCATTTAAAACTGAGCCGGGACTTAAAAAATATTACGAAAAATTAATTGCAGAAGGGCGTAACGCACTTAACGTAAAAAAATATGGAGATATTTACGTAGGTCCAGAAGGATCATCTAAAAAGACAAACGCCTCAGAAAAAGAAAAAGCTAAGTATCGGGGATTAGGTTACGGCAATATACCCCTAGAAGAACATAAAAAGCACTACCCCACCCTTGCTGGTTTGTACATGAGATACAAAGCAGGAATGAGCAAGTCGGAAGAAGACTTGGTGCGAAAACACTTTGGCAATGATGCGTCAATGCAAAAGTACTACGCTGCTAAAAAAGAATTGGGCATTAATAAATAGAATTCGTCAGCTACCCGCAACGCGGCCCTGACACAACCGGAGCGGCTACCTACAAGCCAAAGTAGCCCCGCTAACCAGAGGTAATAAAATGGCAAAACAAGTACGTGGCGCAAGAGCCAACAAGCCGAACGACTCTTTCGGAACTATCAATAGCGATACTCTCTACAAAGGCAACTATCGTGAGGACGTTTACAAAGACGACGACGATACCCCGGAGGTAGAAGCAAGCGAAGATACCGACCAACCTGAATCTACAAGCTTTGTAGAGACGACGCAAGAGAAACCGGATCACGACTACAAGAAGCGATACGATGACTTGAAGCGGCACTACGATGCAAAACTCGCAGAATTTCAGGCGGAAAGACAACAGCTAGAAGCGGCAACGAAACAGGCAAACGTGCCTATGCCGAAGACAGTTGAAGAGTTGGAAGAATTCAAAGCGCAATACCCTGATGTGTATGGTGTAGTAGAAACTGTAGCAGCGATGCAAGCCAGTGAACGCACCAACGAACTCCAGAAAGAACTGAAGGTTATCAAGGAGCGTGAGAAGGAAACGGTAGTACAGGCTGCTTACCGCGAACTAACAGCTAATCACCCTGACTTCGATACGATCAAATCGGACGACAAGTTTTTAGCTTGGCTACAAGAGCAACCCGAATCTATTTCGGATGGTATCTACAAAAACAATACCGACGCTCGTTGGGCCTCACGAGTTCTTGATCTGTACAAAGCAGACGCAGGAATCTCAAAAAAGAAGACTAGCAGAGCGAAAAACGATGCTGCAACTTCTGTACGTGCCCCTAAAGCTAGGGACATCGTTGCAGAACAGGGCGGAGAGAAGCGCATCTGGAAGTCTTCTGAAATCCGCAGCCTCAAGCCGTGGGAGTTCGAGAGACTCGAAGAGGAACTCGACGCTGCACGTCAAGAGGGACGGATCGACCCCAACAACTAACCTAACCTCAAACAGGAAGGAAAGAACCAATGGCATTCAATAGTGCTTCAGGTTATAATAACCTGCCTTCCGGTAACTTCGCACCGGAAATTTTCAGCCAAAAGGTTCTCAAGTTCTTCCGTCGTGCTTCGGTTGTAGAAGACATTACAAATACCGACTACGCGGGCGAAATTGAAAACTTTGGCGACACGGTTCGCATCATCAAAGAACCAACAGTCACTGTCTCGTCATATTCACGCGGCTCCGTTGTGAATCCACAAGACTTGGCTGACGATCAAATCACGATGGTTGTCGATAATGCAAACGCTTTTGCGTTTAAGATCGACGACATCGAAGAGCGGCACTCGCACGTAAACTTCGAAGCACTTGCTACCTCATCTGGTGCATTTGCCTTGAAGCGTAAGTACGACGCGAACGTCCTGCAGGCTATCTCCGATGGCGCAGGTATCGCAGGTGCTGACGATGCCTCACTCTCTGGCGGGTTGACCACTACCAACTCTGCTCTGGGTACGGCATCTGCTCCAATCAACGTAGAAACCGACGATGCAGGCATCAACCTGATGCTGCTGATGGCACGTACGCTCGACGATCAGTCCGTGCCGGAAGAGAATCGCTGGTTCGTAGCACCGCCGATCTTCTACGAGAAGATGTTCCAAGCCGGTAATAAGATGGCTGAAGTACAGGTAACCGGCGATGCAACTTCACCACTGCGTAACGGTCTTGCAATTCCGGGCACCCTTGCTGGTTTCCGCTGTTACAAGTCAACTGCGCTTAATTCGACAGCAGGCACCGATCAGGTAACTCTGTCTGGTGTGGCAACTGATGCCTCTGAGAATGTTATTCTCGCAGGTCACATGTCGTCCACATCCACTGCTTCGCACATTGCTAAGACCGAAGTGGTTCGTTCAACTGAGTCGTTCTCTGACGTTATTCGTGGTCTGCACGTTTTTGGTCGCAAAGTTCTGCGCCCAGAAGCTGTCGTTCGCGGCGTCATCGACTTCGCGTAGGAGGGCTAGATAGATGGCTACTTATACCGTAACTGGTGCTGTTGCTGGCGTACCTGTTGGCATCAAGCCACAGATCATTGAGGTCGTTCTCGACTTCTCAACTACCAGCCTGACTACTTCGGATTCCGTAGAGGTATTCGAAATGAACGCAAACACTCTTGTCCTCATGGCAGGCGTGGAAGTCCTCACCGTAGCATCAACTGGTTCGCCAGTCCTTGATCTTGGTGACGACACTGACGATGATCTCTATGTTGCTGCTCTGTCCGGTACTGCTACTGGGCACGAGATCAACAATGCAGCCGGTACTGCAAAGCTGTACACCGCTGCCGACACCATCGACTTGATTGCTAACACGGCAACATTCGACGGCAAGGTACGTGTGTTCGCAGTGATTGCAGAACTTGGTACTGCAGAGACAGCGGCTTCGTTCGCCTAAGTAATACGAGGGGGCAGGGCAACTTGCCCCCTTGACCTTTCTTTTAATCTGTGGTATATACGTTCATCCCCGCCGGGGTAAACTCTACTGGAGGTGACGATGAACTACATCACAAGCAATATTCCCTACTTCAAGGCTTGGGTACGCAGAGAATACACAACCAATCACGACAGATACCACGGTGAGTACCTACACGCTATGGTAATCGGTGTAACTACTCTACCAATGCGTACCCTATCATTTCAAGTTTTGTTTACAGGGTGTGAAGAAACTGACGAAAACGTACATGGTGGGGCTATGTGGGCACGGATGCCCCTGACTGCCCTAGTGGGAGACACACCCCTAGATGACTGGCCTGAACCTATTCCTACTTATTTGGCACAGCCGTGGGACTGTCAGTCACATCACCACTCAGTATTTGTACTCAACAGGGCTACACCCTGCCCGTGGTACGCAAAGATAGACGGGGAGTTCTACCCCGCCAAGTACTACTTCACCGTAGACTATACAGACAGCGAAGTAGCAGACGACCCAGCACAACACAAACAGAGTCATGTACTCGAACTCCTAGATGCTGGTGACTGGACGGGCAACATGGTCGCCCTGCCCAACAATCGGGTACGAGTAACAAACCCTGCTTGGTTCGTAACAGGTGAGGGTGCGCCGGACTTCACTCCTAGTCAGTGGGTTCATCATTCCAAACAAGACCCGAACTACGTCAGCGATACGACACGGGTATTCGACAACCTTTATGCGGAGAGTGACAATGAAGAAGATGATGAAGAGTAAGGGCATGGCCCGTGGTGGCAATGCAAAGAAGAAAGCAAAGGGCATGGCTCGTGGCGGACGTATGAAGTCAAAGGGCATGGCTCGTGGTGGCAAGGCTATGAAGTCAAAGGGCATGGCTAAAGGTGGCAAAACCATGTCTCTGTCAGCAGTTCGTGCAGCAGCCAAGAAGATGGGCTACAAACTCGTAAAGATGGCGTAGTCATGGCAAAGAAGGCACCACCCAAGCCCAAGAAGAAGTCGAAGGGCGCAACTCCCAAGAACAAGGCACTCTACGCTCGTGTGAAGGCAGAGGCAAAGAAGAAGTTCGATGTTTATCCATCAGCGTATGCAAATGCTTGGCTTGTTCGCACGTATAAGAAGCGTGGCGGGACGTATGCGTAATGGCTAAACCGAAGGGCGGCTTAACAAAGTGGTTCAAGGAAGACTGGCGGGATGTAAAGACCGGCAAGAAGTGTGGTCGTTCCGGATCAGAAAAGAAGAAGCGGCCCTACCCTGCCTGTAGGCCAGCCAAAGTTGCCAAGCGCATAACCAAGAAAGAAGCATCTAAGAAGACCGGACCACGCAGAGTGAACTGGTCTGTTACTGCTTCGGGCAGAAAAAGGAAGAAGTCAAGTGGCAAGAAAGCCTGACAACATGCCCGCCCGCAACAAGAAAAACTTTCGTCCTACCAAGAAGGGTGCGGGTATGACGAAGGCTGGGGTAGCGGCATACCGCAAGAAGAACCCCGGCAGCAAGTTGAAGACTGCAGTTACCGGCAAGGTGAAGCCCGGAAGTAAGGCAGCTAAACGTCGCAAGTCGTTTTGTGCGCGTTCTGCAGGGCAGATGAAGAAGTTCCCAAAGGCGGCAAAGAATCCGAACAGTCGTCTACGTCAAGCACGGAAGAGGTGGAAATGTTAAACCTACTAATCGGTCCCGTAGCAAGTCTTGCGGGCACATGGCTGGAGGGTCACGTTGAAAAGGGTAAGGCTAAGACTGAGGCTGAAGTTGCTAAGAAGAAGGCTGAAGCGGTTGTGTACGAACGCAAAGCGAATGCTGAAATCGACTGGGACTTGGAAGCTGTTAAGGGCAGTGCGTCGTCGTGGAAAGACGAGTGGCTCGTAATTTTATTTAGTGTGCCACTTATACTGGCATTCATACCGGGGATGGAAGATGTCGTCAAACACGGATTCGAACAACTCGAAGCTATGCCAGAATGGTATCAGTATAGTCTTGGCGTTATCGTTGCTGCCTCATTTGGCATTCGTAGTGCTACTAAGTTCTTTGGGAAGAAGTAGGCGTGGCCGACGTTACTTTTGAGCGTATATCCAAGTGGAAACTTCTGCCGCGTTTTATGATGCTTGTGATGACTCTGATGAGTTGGCGTTGTGCAGAGTGGTTTATGAACTTGGACAGCCCCACTGCAGCACAGTCCGCATTTGTAAGCGTTGTGATGGGAGCCATGACAGGTGCGTTTGGTATCTGGATGGGCGGCGAAAACAAAGTAGAAAGCAGGAAAGAGTACGATGATGAACGCGCATGATGCAACTCGCAGGATGAAGTATGATCTCAACACGTTTGTTAGCAAACTACGTCTGCACGAGGGCCTAGAACTTAGGGTGTACAAAGATTCTTTGGGCATTGATACGATTGGCATAGGACGCAACCTAGAGGGACGGGGCATCAGCAAGGCCGAACTTGACCACATGGACTTTCCGTCTATCGATGCTGTCTACGAACACGGCATCACGGAAGCAGATGCGTACTACCTAGCCAGCAATGACATTGCAATCGTAGAGGACGAACTGGCACGGGCCAAGCCATGTGTGTACGACCTCGACGCTGTGCGTCAATTGATCGTGATGGACATGGCATTCAACATGGGTGTGCCTCGCCTGTGTAAATTCAAGAAGATGTGGGCTGGTATTGAGGCAGGAGACTTCCACACCGCATCCGTCGAGATGCTCGATTCGCGTTGGGCAAAACAGGTAAAATCGCGGGCTGTTAAGCTTTCGGACGCGATGAAGAAGGGAGAATTTTAATGCAAGATAAACCCTCTCGCGGAAGACAAGCGCAGCCTAGCGCAGAAAAATCTAATAAAAACCCCGGAGTGTATGAGATGCTGCACGATGATAAATACTACATGACAAATCCTCGTCGTGGCGGTGCTGTAGGTACAGAGATGAAGAAAGACCTTGCTAAAATGATTGGTATTGTAAAGACGACATGAAGCACGTCTTTCTCCTGTTCGTTTTCTTGGGCACGGGAGAAGACAGGCAACTGGTCAGCAGCGACATGTACTTTGCAGACCTCAACGACTGCGTATGGTACGCCCAAGTCCTGCACAAGCAGGGAGAAAAGATAACCTCCTACTGTCTACCAAAACTAATCGACAACAACACGAAAGTATACTGATGGACCCCATTTCTGCAATGGCAACTGCTTCGGCAGCTTTTTCTGCAATCAAGAAGGGTTTTGCCGTAGGTCGAGATATCGAACAGATGGCGGGCGACCTGTCACGTTGGATGGGTGCCATGTCTGACTTGGAGCAGGCGGAGAAGGAAGCCAAGAACCCGCCGATATTCAAGAAGTTGTTTGCTGGGCAGACGGTGGAGCAGGAAGCCATAGCCGCCTTTGCCAACAAGGAGAAGGCAAAGCAGCAGCGATACGAACTGCAGCAGTGGATAAGCCTCACTATGGGTAAGTCTAAGTGGGATTCGCTGGTGGCAATGGAAGGCCAGATACGTAAGCAGCGCAAGGAAACACTCTACAAGCAGCGTGAACGCAGACAGAAGTTCGTAGAAGTCGTTGCGTGGACCCTTATGGGTTGTATCGGTGCAGCAATGCTGTACGGATTTGCTATGTTTCTCAAGGGGCAGGTTGCTCACGCAGCAGACCCCACGCATGTTACCTGTCGTTTGAAGGGATGCACCACCGTAGACAAGCAGCGGGTGTGCGTCTATCACGGCGTAAACAACACTGTAGACACTATATTTTTTCGTATGGACGAGTGGTTCCCACGCGAGTTTCAGTGTCGTTATAGCCCTAACGAAACCAAACCACCAAGCATCCAAGAGACGTTCGAAGCAATCCGCAAGTCACAAAAAAAATAAAACTTGCTAAATACTTAAAATAGGTGTATAATGTTGTACAGGGAGACTGACATGAAACGACTTGCTTACGAGGCACTGAAGCACAAGTACGAAGCCCAACAGAAGGATGCACTCTTTGTATATGCGAATTACACGAACAATCCTGCTGGCATCGGTGAACACCCGGATTTGCTTGAAGAAATGGACAAAGCAGTCCAAGCTTGGGCGGATGCTGAAGACAAACTGGCAGCACTCGAAGTCTTGGATAGCGAAGCTTAACGGGTACTAGATATGCCAGTATTAAACGGAGGCTCGAAGTTTGTTACCCGTGCAACGGCCCTGACAAACACTAATGATACCGACTGCTACGTTGTTCCAGCAAACTTTTCGTCCCACATAGAACACGTCCTGCTGACCAACTCCGATGCGAGTAATCGTAACTACACTCTAAAGTTTCACGAGGCTGATACTTCGACTACTCACACATTGTTTTCGTCCCACGCAGTGGCAGGCAAGGGATCGGAGTCAATTTTTACAGTAGACAAGCCCCTCTACTGCCACGCGGGTGACAAGATTATTGTAGCTGCAGGCACTGCTAACACTCTGACAGTCGTCGTTGCTGCCGAAGAATTTTACGAACCTAACAGGTAAGACATGAACTATCTCGAACTTTGCAATGCTGTTCTTTTAGAAATCAACGAGGTGGTGATTACCAACGTAGCTTCTACACGCGGTATTCAAACATCTGTTACTGATTTTGTAAATAAGGCTCAACGTGACATCATCAACTCAGAAGTCGAGTGGCCGTTCACTGTTGTTAGTCAGTCTTTTACGACTACTGCTGGAACAGCAGAATATGCCAGAGAGTCAAATGCGAAGACTGTTGACTATGACAGCTTTACCGTACAAGAATCCGCATCCACATCAGAAAAAAAACTAAGATACCTTTCATTTAATGAATACTTAGATCGACGCAATGAAGCAGATACGAATCCTGATACAAGTTCACGTGCCCTGCCAGAGTTTATTTACAAAACGCCAGATCAAAAACTGGGACTGTCTCCTGTGCCGGACGAGTCTACGTACATAATCAGGTACTACTACTACAAGACAGTTAGTGATATGACTGCAAATACAGATACACCCACTATTCCGGAACGGTTTCACGACGTAATTGTAAATCGCGCACGATACTACGCACACATGCTTCGTTCTGACGTGCAATTTTCACAGCTTGCTCTTCGTGACTACACGGAGGGCTTATCTCGTATGCGTATTGAATTAATTAACCGTAAGGACTACATGAGAGCCGTCTGATGCCAGATACTTCCCTGCTAAGTCCGTATGTTGTAAAACTGGGCGGCGGTTTAATACTAAACCGGGATTCTTTCTCTATGCCTCCCGGAGCAGCCCTAGAACTTGTAAATTTTGAGCCGGATATTTCTGGTGGATATAGAAGAATAAACGGATTTTCCAAGTACAACTCAAACATCGTTCCTCAAACCTCTGCAGCTAATGAAAAAGTTTTAGGTGTTGCTATTTACAAGGGCAACATTATTGCTGCACGAGGCACAAAGGTTTTTAAGGGCGGCACTACCGGATCGTGGACAGAGATACAGACTGGTAGAACTAACGCAGGTCGTTACAGCTTTGTTGTTTACAATTTTGACAACAACGAAAAGATAATATACGTGGATGGCGCAAATAACGCTGCCATATTCGACAACTCCTCTGTAACTGCCGTAAGTACAACAAACGCACCCGCCGACCCATCTACCGTAGCCCTGCACAAGAACCACATGTTTTTTGCTGGCATGTCGTCGAATCCGCAAGAGATCGTGTTTTCTGCGCCCTTTAGCGAAACAGATTTTTCTGCAGCAAACGGTGCTGGGTCTATAAAGGTTGATAGTGCAGTCGTGCAGCTAGTTACTTTTCGTAACTCGTTGTTTATTTTCTGCGAAGATCAGATTCATCAACTTACTGGTACGTCCATTGCTGACTTTCAACTGCAGCCTGTAACACGTCGAATTGGATGTGTTAGTCAGCACAGCATCCAAGAACTTGGCGGTGATATTATTTACCTTGCCCCGGATGGTCTTCGAACTCTTGCTGGTACGGCCCGTATCGGAGACGTAGAACTTGGTACCGTGTCGAAGCAGATACAGGACAGACTCCTGCTCACTAACATCAGTCTCGACAGAATCTCATCAACAGTCATTCGTAATAAGAGTCAGTATCGCATATTCTTTGCTGCAGACGCTACTGTGGAAACGGGAGCAAAGGGTGTAGCTGCCGTGATGAAACAGGCCGCAGAGGGTGGAGGTATGGGATTTGAGTACGCAGACTTGCAGGGCATTAAGCCTGCCTGCATGGCTTCTGGGTTCATTGACAGTACCGAAACAATTGTTCACGGCGGTCACGACGGTTACGTATACAAGCATGACGATGGCAATGATTTTGATGGGACGAGCATACCTGCACGATATCGATCCCCTGACCTAAATATGGGAGATGCTGGTATACGAAAGATGATGCAAAGAATCATCTGGAACTATGAAAACGAAGGCACTATGAGTTCTAAGTTTCGTATTCGTTATGACTTTTTATCATCTACAGCACCCCAGCCGCCAGAATATGACTTGTTGACAGGTGGTAGTGCGGCTATCTACGGCGATCCTGTAAGTAAGTATGCTACTGCAGTGTATGGATCGTCAGGCGCACCTCTGGTTAGGCAGTCCGTAGAGGGATCAGGATTTACAGTGGGCGTCCGCGTGGACGACAGCAGTGGCCTTTCCCCGTTTTCTATAAAGGGCTACCAACTAGAATTTACTCCGGGAGGGAGACGATAAATGGCAGGATATTCCGCACGACAGTCAACCTATGTTGATGGCGACGTTATTGATGCAGCAGATTCTAACGACGAGTTTAACCAGCTTCTTGCTTCGTTCAATAACTCTAGCGGCCATAAACATGATGGCACAGCGGGTGAGGGTCCGGTCATCGGACTTATTGGTGACCCCGGAGTTACAACACCTCTAAACAAAGTTGTTATCGACAATCCTAACAATCAGATTGAGTTTTCTGTTGACGTATCCAGTTCGTCAGTCGAACAGCTTGTTATCAAGGATGGCGTAGTTGAGCCAACAACCGACAACGATATCGATTTGGGTTCGTCGAGCAAGCAGTTCAAAGACCTGCACATACACGGCACAGCTAATATCGACAGCTTGGTTGCGGATACAGCCAACATTGACGGCGGCTCTATAGATGGTGCAACGCTTGGCACAAACAGCGTAATCACACAGGCTGTTATCGACAACGTCAACATCGACGGCGCAACTATCGGTCACACCAGCGATACGGATTTGATGACCCTCGCATCGGGCATCTTGACTGTTGCTGGCGAAGTGTCGATGACAACCCTCGACATCGGCGGCACAAACGTAACTGCCACTCCCGCAGAACTCAATCTGATGGATGGTGGCACGTCTGCTGGCACGACAGCCGTAGCGGGGGGTGACGGTATCGTAACCAACGATGGCGGCACAATGCGTCAGACTACAGTCGATACCTTCGACACGTATCTCGCCGCAACCACAAAGACCCTGACAAACAAGACAATTGATGTAGACAACAACACTGTCTCCAACATTGAAGTGGACAACCTCAAGTCGGGTGTACTCGACACTGATCTGTCTAGTGTTGCTGGAACAGACACCACTCTTGCCTCTGCCAAAGCCATCAAGGCGTACGTGGATGCACAGATAACTGCACAGGACCTCGACTTTCAGGGTGACAGTGGTGGGGCACTTAGCATTGACCTTGACAGCGAAACTCTTGATATCGCTGGTGGCACGGGCATCGACACATCAGGTTCGAGCAACACACTGACTGTTGCAATCGACAGCACTGTAACCACCCTCACTGGTACGCAGACGCTTACGAACAAAACACTGACCACCCCGGTCATTTCATCTATAAGCAACACTGGTACAATCACCCTGCCAACCAGTAGCGACACACTCGTAGGTCGTGCCACAACGGACACACTCACAAACAAGACCATCGACGCTAATGGTACGGGCAACAGCATCACAAACCTAGAGGTTGCTGACCTCGCGTCGGGTGTTTTGGATACTGACCTGTCGTCTGTGTCCGGTTCGGATGATACCCTCGCCTCTGCGAAGGCAATCAAGACCTACATTGATGCGCAAGTCACTGCACAAGACTTGGACTTTCAGGGCGACAGTGGCGGCGCACTAAGCATTGACCTTGACAGCGAGACACTGGACATTGCCGGTGGCACAGGTATTGACACGTCAGGTTCTGGTAACACGCTTACTGTTGCTATTGATAACACTGTCACAACTCTGACCGGCACACAAACCTTAACTAACAAAACACTGACTAGCCCGACAATTAATGGTGGGTCACTGTCCAGTGCTGTTACTGCCACAACACAGGCTGCTGGCACTAGCAACACAACTATCGCAACTACTGCCTTCGCACAGACTGCGGCGTCAAACGAAGCTGTGGCTCTAGCGATTGCTTTGGGTTGACAACCTGCTAAAAATAATCTATAATGTATCCGAAGAGGGTTAGCTATGGCAAACGCATTTAAACTCGTTACTGATACCGGTGTAGGCACATCTGCTGCCACAATTCACACCGGAGCATCAGCAACCGAAACCACCATCATTGGCCTCACTGTTGCCAACATCGTGTCCTCACAGATTGAGGTGGATGTGCAGCTTGAGAACAATGACGGCGACAACGTATATCTCATCAAGGCTGCACCCGTTCCGGTGGGTAGTAGCCTTGTTGTCGTTGGGGGTGAACAAAAGGTTGTGATGAACGCAAGTGACGTATTGAAAGTAACGAGCAACACGGCATCATCTGCTGACGTGGCTCTGTCAATCTTGGAGATTACCTGATGGGTTACATTGGTGCTGGCATCACACGGTTCAACACGGCAGATGAACTGACTGTCACTGGCGATGCTCAGATTGACGGCACTACGCTTGTCGTTGATTCGACCAATAATAACGTGGGAATAGGCACCGCGTCTCCTGACGGTTCTAGTTTCAGTGGTAGCAGCAGCCCTGTAGTTGATATTTCCGGCACAAGACCACTGCTTATATTGAGTGAAACTGACAGCAACACTAAAAAGGCTTGGGTTGGGCTTAGTGGTGATGAGTTTTTCTTAGGTGGAACAAATACTGCTACACGCTTTTACACAGCAAATGCAGAAGCCGCCCGCATCGACAGCAGCGGCCAGATAGGTATCTCTGGCAGCACCGCATCGTTCGACACGACAGGCTCCGTAAACGGCATTCAGCTTTACTATGAAACAGACAGTGGTCTTGCTACTGTTGGCTCTTATAGCGGAGGTGGAAGCACTCAGTTAACTTTTCACACCAATAGTGGCGGTGGTGCATCCTCAGAACGCATGCGCATCGACAGCAGCGGCAATCTGCTGGTGGGTGGCACTAATGTCTATCCTGCTGATAATAATATAGTGGGTCATTCTTTAACTGCTGTTGGTCAACTTCAATCAAGTGTAAGCGGGTACGCTCCTTTCGTTGGAAACCGCAAATCATCTGATGGTGAGATTGCAACATTTAAAAAAGACGGCACCAAAGTGGGGAGTATTGGGACTGACAACGTCGGTGACCTATTCATTGGAAATGATGATGTCGGTGTATTGTTTGCTGGCGGTTCTGACTATATTATACCGTGGAACCCATCTGGACCTGCATCAAGAGATAATGCAATCAGTCTTGGCGACCCTTCTCACCGCTTCAAAAACCTAGAATTATCAGGTTCTACTAGGTCACGCGGCACATACCCTGTTTTTACTGGTGCTGATGTTTTAGGTTCTACAGGTGGCATTACAAGCACAGGTTCAAACCCCATAGTAATCGGCACTGATGGCACAGAACGTATGCGTATTGAAACTAATAACGTGCTGTTTGGAAAGACTGTATCTGCATCTTCAACTAATGGCGTATCAATCGGTATAGGAACTAATGAAGGGTTTGTGTCTGCTACGAATAGTGGCGACCCTGTTCTATATTTGAACAGACAGTCTTCTGATGGAATCCTTGCTCAATTTAGACACGCAGATACAACAGAAGGAACCATTTCTATATCTGGCACAACCGTATCGTACAACGGTGGTCACCTATCCCGCTGGTCACAAGCCACTGACGGCAATCGCATAGATGGCCTTGTTAAAGGCACTGTAATGACCAACCTTGACCAGATGGCAGAGTGGACAAAGGACGGCGTGACCGAAGACAACGAGCAGCTTAACTGTATGGCTGTGTCGTCTGTCGAGGGTGATGCCAATGTGGCTGGCGTGTTCGTCAACTGGGATGATGACGATACTGACTACACCGCCGACATGAACATCGCAATGACCGGCGATATGGTCATCCGTATTGCCAGCGGCACGACAGTGGCACGAGGCGACTTGCTGATGTCGGCAGGTGACGGCACAGCCAAGCCGCAGGGCGACGACATTGTTCGCAGCAAGACGATTGCAAAGGTGACCAGCACCAATGTTTCACATACCTATGACGATGGCAGCTACCTTGTGCCTTGCGTCCTGATGGCTTGTTAAAGGAGTTTTACGATGGCCAATACATACACATGGGACTTCCCTACACTGGATGTCCACAACACTGCACAGAATGGTCACGACGACGTGATTTCAACTATTCACTGGCGTGTAACAGCAGTCAGTGACTCTGAACAAGACGCAGACGGCAACTACCTGACAGCCAGCATGTACGGCACAGCAGGTCTTACAACGCCCGAAGCAGATGACCCCGACTTCGTTACGTTCAACAGCGTGACAAAAGACTGGTGCAAGACCAAGACACTTGAACATCTCGCCCAGACAGAGGCAGAGGTACAGGCAAGTCTTGATGCACAAATCACGGAAATGGCATCCCCAGCAATGGGTAATCGTCTTCCGTCTGGATGGTAAGGAGTAACTATGACTGAGAATGTAATCACAATCGACGGCAAGGACTATGCGCCGGAAGACATGAATGAGCAGCAGACCTATCTGATTAACCAGATTCGGTCATGTCAGAACAAGTCTGCGAACATTCGCTTTGAACTCGACCAAGTGCAAGCTGCACAGAACGTGTTCACCAATGAACTTATCAAGTCTGTACAAGAGCAGACTGACGAGGACGAAGCTGCAGAGGTAGCATAACATGGCATACTTGGGTAAAACACCATCTCAGGCTGTACGCAGTCGATACTACTTCACTGCGTCAGGCGGTGAGACTTCGCTTGCGCCAGCACAGGTGACTGGCCTGTCGTTCACGGATGCGAACTACGTAGACGTGAGCCTGAATGGTGTTGCCCTCGTAAGTGGCACAGATTACACAGCCACGCCATCAACGAATACAATCAGTAGCCTTGCTGCCCTGACTGCATCGGATGTGGTTGAGATTGTCGTGTACGATACATTCAGTGTGTTTGGTGGCAGTGTAAACGGTGACTTCAACATTAGTGGCGGTGACCTAACACTTGGCGACAACGACAAGGCCATCTTCGGTGCTGGGTCTGACCTGCAGATTTTTCATGATGGGTCTACATCTTTTCTAAGTGATCAAGGTACGGGAAATTTAAAGATATTAGCGCAGAACTTTATTGTGTCTAATCCCGCAAATACTGAAACAATGATTGCGGCTGTGCCAGATGGTGCCGCAGAACTTTACTACGATAGTGCTAAAAAACTCGCCACCGCTTCTTTTGGCGCGCAAGTGACAGGCAGTCTAGCTGTTGATACAATAACAAACGCAACTGCAAGCACTGATGTAACGATTGATACTAACTTTGATATTATCCTAGATGCTGGTGGCGGCGTGGGCATCGGGACGAGTTCGCTTAGTGCAAAAGCACATATCCAAACCGCTTCATCAGGCTCTTCGGTAGCCAGTTCTGGTGACGAATTGTTTGTTGAAGGTTCTGGTGACGCTGGCATTACAATAGGCGCTGGCAATACTAGCAAAGCAAGTTTGTTTTTTGCAGATAATGGCGATTCTGCCGCAGGACGCATCAGATATGACCATTCTGACAATTCAATGCAATTTGGCACTAATGGACAAGCAGAACGCATGCGCATCGACAGCAGCGGCAACTTGCTGGTGGGAAAGACTGCAATTGGAGTTGACACAAATGGATTTGATGTAAGACCTACAGGTGAAACAGGAATTTCTGTAGATAGTAACATTGCATTAGACCTTAATAGAACAACCAATGACGGGAAAATAATTAATTTACGCAAAGATGACGTTACTGTGGGGAGTATTGGCACCAACGGCGGCAGACCATTCTTCAAAAACCCGACATATGGCGGCTTAAAAGTTGGCACTGGTTACAGCGTCGACCCTGCGAACAACAGCACTGGTGCAGGTTGGGACAATGCTCTCGACTTGGGTGCGGGTGGCACTCGCTGGAAAGACCTCTACCTCTCTGGCACCGCTTTTCTAAGTGGGCAATCTTCTATCTCAGGCAACACAGCATCGGCAGGTAGCTTGGGTATTACAAGCGGTCATGCCTCCAGTCCAATTAGGTTTTACACAGGTGAGTATGGTAATACCGCAACAGAACGTATGCGCATCGACAGCAATGGCACGGTAATGACTGGAAAAACGGTAGAGAATACAGCTACCGATGGCATTGAGTTGAATAGAAGTAATGTTTTGGTCGCAACCCGAAACAATGATGCACCATTGCTTTTGAACCGCCGAAGCAGTGACGGCGACATTGCATTATTCCGCAAAGACAACACCACTGTGGGTTCCATATCAGTAACCGCTTCAGCAACAGCCTATAACACATCCTCAGACCACCGCCTAAAAGAAAACGTAGTTGATATGACAGGCGCAACAACACGCCTCAAGCAACTCAACCCTGTCCGCTTCAACTTCATTGCAGACGCCGACACAACCGTTGACGGCTTCCTCGCACATGAAGTGCAGACCGTTGTGCCGGAAGCAATTACAGGCGCACACAACGAAGTCGATGATGATGGCAACCCTGTTTATCAGGGCATTGACCAGTCAAAGCTGGTGCCACTACTTGTGGCAACCATCCAAGAACTTGAGACACGACTTACCGCACTGGAGAACGCAGAATGACACGAGCAAGAGACCTAGCTGACGGTGCAGATAAGGACATCACCGGCACCCTGACACTTGATGACATTGTGTTGTCAAATGACATGTCCGTTGCGGACAATGGCAAGGTCCAGTTTGGTGCAGGTAATGACTTGCAGATTTATCATGATGGGTCAAATTCCGTAATCAAAGACAATGGAACTGGTAAGTTAATACTAGATACAGACGGTACTTCTATTGAGTTTCAAAAGTCTGGATTAGAAACACTTGCTACCTTTAATACTGATGGCGCAATCACTTTGTATCATGATAACTCCGCCAAACTCGCCACCACCAGCACAGGCGTGGATGTATCATCCACAGATGCTACTGTAAATTTCGTATCTAGTCGTGGAGTAGGGGCAACCCATACAATTACTACGGGTGGTACAAACAGCGGAATTTTTAATATTACCGCTGATACAGGCGGTGATATTTTTTTAAACGCTGAAAATAAACTATTTCGCAATGCTGCTGGCTCTACTGAACATATGCGCATCACAAGCGGCGGGAATGTGGGCATTGGCACGAGTTCGCCTAGTCGTCAACTGCACATTAATAACGCATCTGAAAGCAATATTAGACTTCAAGGTGGTTCTGATTATGCAGAGTTGCGTGTTAAAGATGCAGACAATGCGTTTAGTTTTCACTTTGGTGCCTCCGAACGCATGCGCATCGACAGCAGCGGCGACTTGCTGGTGGGTTCTACAACAAACTCAACAAATTCAAACCTGATTTTGACTGGTGCAACGAGATGGGGTGTTGGAACCCAATCAGGCGGCAATCTTTTTTACATTGTGCGGGATAGTGATAATGTTGGTCAGTATATGGTCAACGGTGCCACAAGCTGGACAGCAACATCTGACGAACGAGTCAAAGACATTATTGAACCCATTACAGATGCAGTTGAAAAGATTTCATCACTTCGGTCTGTTATTGGTAAATACAAAGCAGATGAAGAAAATACCCGCCGTGTGTTTTTGATTGCACAGGATGTACAAGCGGTTTTGCCAGAAGCTGTAAACGTACAGGATGACGATATTGGAACGCTTGGGTTACAATACACAGACATCATTCCTCTGCTGACTGCCGCAATCAAAGAACAGCAAGCAAAAATCACAGCACTTGAGACGCAACGTGCCGACCTTGAGACACGACTGACCGCACTGGAAGCTGCTGAATAATGAAACTCACCACGGAACCTCGCATGGAACAGGAACTCAAGACACAGTTGCAGCTAGAAGCGCACGAGAAGGAGTGTGCCATGTTCCGTGAGTTGGTTCATGGCAAGCTAGACTCGTTGGACAAGCGCATGTGGCGGCTGGAAGCGATGATTATGGGTAGCACCATGCTCGTGATTGCAATGGTGGTATCAGTATTTATGGGACTTAGGTAATGGCAGAAGAAGACGAAAACATTTCTCAAAGGGATAAAGATGTTGTTGAATCTATGGAGAAGCAGGCGGGCCTCGCAAAGGACGCCGATGGCAGTCCCATAGAACCGGCTCTGCCCACCGGCACAAAGATAGAGCCGGAAGATCAAGACGTTCAAGACAACGAATTACTTAAAACTACGGACAAGTTGATTGATGATCCAACAAAGGTACAAACTCCCGCTGCTATTAAGTCTGAAGATCAAGAAAAGCCGGAAGAATTTGATCCTGCATCCTACACCTCCACAAAAGCAGCCGATGTAGGCAAAGCAGAAGCAGCAAAAGGGCAACTGTCAGAAGGGTCAATTATGACTGCGGCGCAGGGTGTCGTATCCAAAGAGGCCCTTGCCGAAGCTGCCACCCAAGAACTCGATCCTCGCGCAACTACTCGTTACCAACTTGCAGAGTTGTTTAAGGGCATCGAAGAGGGTGGTCCCCCACCCGCATGGGCTGCTCCTGCCGTTCGCAAGGTCACTGCTATGATGCAGTCTCGTGGCTTGGGTTCGTCCTCTATGGCTGCTGCTGCCACCATGCAAGCCATGATGGAGTCAGGTATTCCGATTGCCGCGCAGGATGCACAAAAGTACGCTACGATTCAGTTGCAAAATCTAAACAATGAACAGCAAGCCGCTCTGCAGAATGCTGCTGCTGTCTTACAGATGGACATGGCGAATTTGAACAATCGTCAACAGGCCGCTGTAAACAACGCCAAAGCATTCCTAAGCATGGATATGCAAAATCTGACGAACGAGCAGCAGTCCAACAACCTGACATATCAGTCTAAGTTGCAGGCTCTTTTGGCTGATCAGGCTGCAGACAATGCAGCCAAACAATTCAACGCCAAGTCCGAAAACGAAATTAACACGTTCTTTGCAGAGATGGGCGCGTCAATTGAGGCGTCGAATATCAACCGTGACATAGCTGTTAAACAATTCAATTCAAACCAAAAGGTTGCAATCGCGCAGTTCAATGCACAGATGGAAACTGCCTCTGATCAATTCAATGCGAACATGCAGCTTGAAATTGACCAGAGCAACGCTGTGTGGAGACGCACTGTAAACACACGCAACACTGCCGCACAGAACGAAGCAAACAGGCAGAACGCTCTGAATCTTTTGGGCATTCAACAGAACGCCCTCAATTCTCTGTGGCAACGCTACCGCGACAAAGCTGCGTGGACTATGAAGATTTCTGAAAATGCAAAGGATCGCGCACACAATGCCGCTATGCAGGCTGCGGCAATTGCTGCGAACGAAGCAGCATACGATACAAAGTATGATGACTTCTTAAAGCATGAAATAATTGATAAAATCTGGAGATAAGTAATGAGTTGGTTGTCTAAGCTTGTAGGCGGTAAGACGCTGAAGATAGCAGCATTGGCTGGTGCGGGCTACTTTGGCAGTCGGTATCTTTTTGGAGAGCAAAGTTTAGGCGGCTATGGCGGTGCAGGAGATTACGTAGGTGCATCATACACCGATGATACTTTTGCTGGAAGAGTGTTCAATAAGTTCAACATAACGCCCTTTCAAAGCACCTCATTCGGACAGTCAACACTAGGCAAAGCGATTACAGAAACCGGCAGCTTCTTGGGCATAGGCCAGTCTAGTGATGCAGAGGCGGCTATAGGGGCAGTGCAAAGTTTGAGTGCAGCACAGCGGTTTGACAGAGCGATTAGCCCCGGCAAAATAACAGCCAGCGGAATTCGAACGGACAGCAATTTTCAGCCGGGACAAATCGGCAGGATTCCCATTGGCAATGGCTCACAAGTATCGTCCGCATTACAAAGCCAAGCTATGCAACAGTATCTGGCAAAGCAGGTTCGCATGATGGGCTTGCCTGCTGCTTCACGACTGCCTGCAGCGTCATCTGTATCGACTGCGGGACTTGCACAAAGCACAAGTGCAAAGCGACGGCAGTATAAAGGATTGACAAGCGCATGATGGACAAAATCACAGCCCTAGCCGTTCCTCCGGGCAACTCTCTCACAGACCCACCCGGCAAGTGGAAGTGGGAACAGCCACCACAATTCCCGAATCCGGATGATGCTATAGATCACGCATTAGAGATGATATCGAATGGGCCTGCTCGTGACGACATGCTCAAGCTGATGTTGGCTGGCATCACTGTCGAGGAGATTGTTGAGCAGCTTGCCTTCAAGGGGTTCATGGCGGGGGCAGTTACCCCTGACGTTGCTGAACTTATGAAGCCTGCACTTGGTATTGCTCTGGTTGACATGGCCCTTCAAGAGGGCTTCGAACCACAGATGTTTGTTGATCCGAAAGTATCTGAGGGTGAAGTTGAGGATGCAACCTTCTTTAACATTGCGAAGGATCGCAATCCGGAACTGTACAAAGCTATGAACGAAAAGATAAACGAGGATATACGTATGGCTGCAGAAGAGAAGTCGTCCGTAGAAGTCGTATACCCCCAAGCAGAATCCCCTGCTTCGTTTCTTAACACGCCCAAAGATAAGGTAGAGTAGAATGAGCAAAGCTTTATTAGAACTGGGATTGTTTGTTGCCAGCGGATATAGGAAGAAGCAGGACGACGAGGCTGCTGCTGCTAAAGTTCTGGCAGAGGCTGCTGCAAAAGCACAAGAAAAACAGGACACGATAGATGTAGAGGCGGCAAAGCAGAGTTTTATCGGTCAGAAGGAAATTGCAGTAGCTGCAGCAGCGGCAGACCGCAAGGCTCTGGATCAACAACGTGCGCTGGGTGTACGCACATATATGTGGGGCGACGGCAGCGGTAACATTGAGTACACTACGTCCTTCGGGCCAGAGACGACAAAATCTCCGGGACCGGAATGGACACAGCTTGCTACCGCTTTGGGCTACAATCCGGGACAGGACGGCAACAAGTTTAATCTGAATTCTGAATATACACCTGACCCCAACATTCCTCTGTACAATTTTCGTGGTACACCCCGTACAACAACAGAAATTAAAAACACGCTTCTACAAGAGAATGCAAGTCTGCCGCCTCTGATGCAACTTGACTTGAGTGGTCCGGGCGTCTCGTCAAAAATTACGGGACCAGCAATAGGCCATACAAACCGCAAAAATGGTCCCACCATCTACAGCCCTGAAGACGTTTCCGTTATTCGTGGATACAGGACCAAACAAGAGTTTCGCACCGTCGATGCCAACAACAAAATTGTGCAGGGTCCGCTCACGAAAGTTGCGCCTATTGCAAGGGAAACCGGCAACAAAATCCAAACAGTATCTTACACTGTAACTGCTTCAGGAGAAAAAACCGGTGGTGAAGAGACGGTAAGTGAATTCACGGGCATTCGAACAGGTTCGGATACAATAAAATCTGAACTAATTACAGCGGTTCTGCCCACTAAAACAGGTGGCACTAGGACTGTTACAAATGTTACGGACGACGAACTTCTAGTTGAATTAAACAAACTAGGTTTAAATAAGGATGATGTTGTACACTACACCTACGGTATTGAAAAGGACAAATACACTGGCGAGGTAATCGACAGGGCACTAAAAAACAGCTATACCCCTCCAGACGTAGAAGTTATAGAAAGTGCTGTTGATATGGTACTTCCGGACAACACTGTTTTAACGGATCAAGACCCCGCAGACATTGCCTTGATTGCACGAGAAAACGGCATTTCCCCTTCTGCAATTACAGTTGTGGACAAGGAAGTCAAGACTGTAAACGGTGAAATAACAAGTTCAATAGTAAAGGGCGTAACCTACGGGGAAACCCGCGTAGCAGTCGGCTACATAACTGATGCGAATGGTAGTCGTGTGGAAATAACTGCACCTACTCAGGCCGGACTAGAACGCAGATTTGGACGAGTGTCTGGATTCGAGTTTGCAGGCATGGGTAAGCGAGACAGCAGTGGCTTTGTTTCTCTTGACAATGCAGTTGAAAGTCGCGAAGTAGAACTCATTTCCGGTCCCGACTTCACGAATGTGCCGATAGAAGATGCTACGCAAACGCAAATCGAGTCAGCAACATCTAGTAGAAAAGGAACCATTTCCCCCACGACAGGCGAAGTGAACGTAACGGGTTCAGAAACTACACTTCTAGGTGAGGCTAAGATAGCTGCATCCATGAACGTACCCATGAAGATCAAGGGAACGGACGTGTATCTGGGTGCGCCTGCAGACCTAGACAAAGGCGTTCAACTGGCACGGATGAACAGAAATCTCAACCCAGACAACTTGAAGCAACTCGTTGACGAAGGACAGGCCGACGAATACATCAACGCATTCGGTCCTCTCGTAGTCAGCCACTTAAACTTACTTGACACACAAAGCAGGGAACAAACAGGACAAAGTCTTTTCCGTAACAAGAGCCTTGCTGCTCACGTAAAGAGCGTGTACCCCCGGATATTCGCTGTTCCGGGTATGCAAAAGTACCTGACCGAAATAGAAACCACACGAATACAAAATACGATAAGTACTGTCAGTGATCGTTTAGCTAGCTTGGGGGCTGCTAGTGACGTTCCCGTTGTTGCCGTAACCAGCACGAATCCAACAACCATAGACGAAGACAACGCTAGGGAAAATCCTGTGGAGTCCGGATCGTCCACTACAGTGGTGGGTGGAAATATTCCCGCAAAGTATTCAAGTTTTGTTACCAAGACATTGAACCCGATTTTGATTGCTGTAAATGATGGTGTACAAAACAAAACTAAGCTTGACATCATGGACCTGATGAGCAAGAAGTACGACCAAAACGGCCAGCCCGTGATGGTCGATGGCGTAGTTGCGTTCGAAAGATCACAGCCTATCCTAGACGCATGGATCAAGATGAGTTCTGAGAAACTTCCGGGTGCTGGCAACAAGACTATGTTCACGACTTTTGTTGACGCTGCAAACGGAGCAGCCGTCAAGTCTGCTGACTTTGAATACATGGCAGGGGTGTTCATCGGCTCCGGAGAAAGCTTGTCTGACCTCGTAACTGCTGTGACTCCTCTGATTGGCGGCGTTGTAGGTAATCCCATGAACGGAACTTCGTTCATTCCGCCCGACCTCAAGCAAGCAGCGATGCGTAACGGCATCGGCGAGTTCTCTACTAGGATCACTGAACAGAACTATCAGTCGTTATCGACTAAACAGAACAGTGCCTATCGCGTTATCAATTTGTCCAACATGATGATCAACACTCTGTTTGACTACAATGCAAACGGGGGACAGGGTGGATACAGAGGCTCTGTAGCTGTCGGGGATATCGAACTGACTGTGGACGGCCTGTTCTACTTGGGCAGTGAGGGATTGAGCAGGGTCAAGACCGCTCTCAACATAGGAGATGCAGAAACACTTGCAAATGAAATCAAGGGTAATTTGAATGATTACGCAAATAGCATCTACGAAAGATATCGTGCAGACGACCCTACAGCCAAGCCGCCCAACTTCGATCTACCAGAAGAAAAGGCTGCTAGACGCGAGATCGAACGTATTATTGATGATATTGCCGCAGAAGCTGCAGATATAAAAGACGACGAAGTTAAGCGTTTGTATGCCAGCCGTCAACTTTATATTGTGTCTCTTGCCTACGAACTGTCAGCTACGATGCAGGGCGGCACCGGTGGACGCACGATTTCTGACCAAGACGTTGCCATCATTCTGAAGGCTCTGCGTCAGAAATTTACAGCCACACCCCAGTCTCAGGTGGCAGTTCTCGAAGAGATCAAACGTATTTCTCAGGACATTGCTACAGACATGGACTACCAGATGTCGCAAAACCCGCAAGAATCTGCAGGCTACTACTTCGTAAAGGCAATGTCAGCAGTCAACAACGATCCACGTGGATATCATCGTCCGATCAACGCGGCAACGGTTGCGTCCAGAATTCGTGGATCAGGACCAGAGGGTGTTCAAGTAGACGACAAAGTCATTCTCGACAGTCTCAACATGCGTAGAGGACCGGGAGATAAATACGAAAGTATCGACGACATCCCTCCTGAATTACTAGAGACTACCCGCAAGCGACTTCAAGGAAACTAGCATGGCAGAAGAACCACAAGGCGCAAATACTTTTCTACCGCAGCCCCCCGCCGATGAGCCGGATGATGAAGCGACTAAAGCTGCTGCACTAGAAGAGTTTATATCGGCAGAGACTCCCGCCGAACCTGCACCTCGTCCTGACCTCAAGACTTCGGAGTATAGGCTTCCGGGGCAGATGTCCGGCTTGGGATACGTCCCCATGTCCGTAGACAAGAAGGCTCCCGTGTCTCCGGTCTTGACTGGTGAATCTGTAAAGACCATAGAGCCATCCATACTGGGCACCGGCTTTACAAGTATGCGGGAGAACGTCCTAGACAAGTCGAAGTTTGAACCCGACGATTTCATCGTCACATCTAAGGAAGCATTCGCTGCCGCTGGTGTAGACGAAGAAGCTTACAAGAATATGGTCATGGGTGCCACTTCGTTTTTAGCGAAAGACACAAA